CGCTAAACAGCTGCTGAAAGACGCTAACTTAACGGGCCAACAGTATGTTGACGCGGTCCTTGGTCTTGGAACCAAGTTGGACGAGCCTCGGTTCGGTCCTTTGTCTGGGATGCCGACGCTTCAGGGGCTTGATTATCTGTTAGATATGAACAAGCGCCGAGCCTATGAGCAGTTAACGGGGACCTATGAGCCTAGTGGAATTGCCTCGGCCCTTGGAATTGCGAATAAGGCCACGTCTCGTTACGTTCCTGTAATGGACGGCGGACAGATTGTTGGTTCTTTATCCGTGGACGCCAACGGGAAGCCTTTGACGTATACTGGACAGCAGACTGCTAACGCTAAGGTCATGGACCCAACCATTGATCAGGAGGCCGCGAAGGCGAAGATTGCTTCTTCTCAAGCTGCGCCGATGGACTTCCCTGATGACAATAATAACACTCAGGTGGCTCAAGGCCCAATGGGCGGTGGTGGTGGCAACGTCGGTGTTTTTAATCCTTGCCCTACTGGTTATGTGATGGATCCGAATACGCAAGCTTGTGTTCCTGATCCGTTTCAGGTTCCGTTTGCGCCTGCTCCAACAACGGGAGTTCCGGCTGCTGCGGCGAATGCGCAGTTCTCCCCTGTTTCGTCTTACACGGCGGCAACTCCTTATGCGATGCCGACCCTGAACCCAGGACCGCAAACAGCTTTCAACGTACCAACACCCAACACCCAACCAATTACAATCGCGCAACAAGGACTAGGGTCTTTACCGTTTAGAAGCAGCTAATGAACCTACAGGCTTTACCCGAGGAAGCGTTAAAAGAAATCTTGGCCTTAACCGAGGCCAAGAAAAGACTTGACTTACGCGAAGAAGCTCACGAGAAGTTTATGCCGTTTGCGCATCACGTCTATGAAAACTTCATCGAGGGCCGTCACCACCGTGTAATTGCTGAAAAACTTGAGGCTGTTGCACGAGGGGAACTCAAGCGGTTGATTATCAACATGCCGCCTCGCCATTCGAAGTCTGAGTTTGCAAGTTTTCTGATGCCAGCGTGGTTTTTGGGCCGCAATCCGAAGTTAAAGATTATTCAGGCCACGCACAACACGGAGTTGGCGGTTCGGTTTGGCCGTAAGGTGCGAGATTTAATCGATGACCCAGCTTATAAAGAGATTTTTCCGAACACCAACCTCAAGGAAGACAACAAGGGCGCGGGTAAATGGGGCACTACAGCGGGCGCGGAGTACTTTGCTGCTGGAGTTGGAGCTGCCATCACGGGTCGTGGTGCGGATTTACTCATTATTGACGACCCTCATTCCGAGCAAGATGCGTTAAGCGAGAACGCTTTCGATAACGCCTACGAATGGTACACTTCTGGCCCTCGTCAGCGTCTTCAGCCCGGCGGAACGATCATTTTGGTCATGACGAGGTGGGGAAAGAAGGACTTGACAGGCCGATTATTGGCCCAGCAGGGTCAGGATGTGATGTCAGATAAGTGGGACGTTGTTGAATTTCCTGCTATTTTACCCTCAGACAAGCCTTTATGGCCGGAGTTCTGGGACAAAGATGCTCTTCTCTCGATCAAGGCTTCGTTGCCTGTTAGCAAGTGGAATGCTCAGTGGCAGCAGACCCCGACATCATCTGAGTCTGCGATCATCAAACGGGAGTGGTGGCAGGACTGGGATGCGGAGAAGATTCCGCCTTTAAGTTATATCATACAGGCTTATGACACGGCGTTCTCAAAAAAGCAGAGCGCCGACTATTCTGCGATTACGACGTGGGGGATTTTCAAACCTGAAGAGGGTGGCCCTGATCACGTTGTATTGCTGGACGCTAGGCGCGGACGTTGGAATTTCCCTGAGCTCAAGGAAGTAGCTTACGAGGAGCACGAATATTGGGAGCCGGACATGGTGTTGGTCGAAGCGAAGGCGACGGGCACACCGCTCATTGACGAGTTGCGGCTCCGTGGCATTCCTGCGTTGGGGTTCTCTCCGGGCAAGGGGACGGATAAGGTTAGCCGCATGCACATGGTTGCTCCGCTGTTTGAAGCTGGTATGGTGTGGGCACCAATGCACGAAAAGTTTGCCGATGAAGTCATTGAGGAAGTAGTTTCGTTTCCCAATGGTGACAACGATGACTTTTGTGATAGTATGACCTTAGCACTCATGCGCGTTAGGCAGGGAGGGTTCATCTCCCTGAAGGGCGAAGAGGAAGAAGAACTAGAATGGAGGCCCCGTAAACGGGAGTATTACTGATGGCATTACCACCAAACATGATGGTCGCACCGGGGTTAGACCTAGACGACACAGCGGGCCTTCCGGATTTAGAAGTGGAGATTGCTTCACCTGAGACGTTCGAGGGCGGAGCAGAAGTTATTGACGACGGAGAAGGCGGAGCGATTGTCCAAGCTATGAGTATGGCGGGTGACATGGACCAAGCTGAATTGATTCCGTTTGACGCCAACTTGGCTGAGTTCTTGGACGATTCTACTCTGGGGGAGCTTTCTTCTGAGCTTCGCAGTATGTACGAAGAGGACCTTGAGTCGCGCTCCGAGTGGGAAACGTCTTACGTCAACGGGCTAGACCTGTTGGGTATTAAGACGGAGGACCGATCCACACCGTTTGAGGGAGCTTCGGGAATCACGCACCCGTTGGTTGCGGAGAGTGTAACTCAGTTCCAAGCCCAAGCTTATAAAGAGTTGCTTCCTGCTGGAGGCCCTGTTCGCACGAGTGTTCTTGGTTTAAAGGACCTCGCCCGTGAGGAGCAGGCTACTCGTGTCAAGGACTTTATGAACTACCAGATCACGGAAGTGATGGAAGAGTACGATCCAGACATGGATCAGATGTTGTTTTATTTACCGCTTTCAGGTTCCACGTTTAAGAAAGTATACTTCGATCCTACGAGACAGCGGGCGGTATCTAAGTTTATCCCTGCACAGGATTTGGTTGTACCTTATTCCGCCAGTGATTTGCAGACGGCAAGTCGTGTTACGCATGTTTTGCGTATGGACGTGAACGAAGTTGCCAAGATGCAGTATGCAGGCGTTTACCGTGATGTTGAGCTAAAGGCTTCTGAAAGCATAGACGAGAGCCCAGTTCGTCAGAAGGTCAACGAGCTAGAGGGCTTGTCCAAGAACTACAGCGAAGATGTTCTGACAGTCTTGGAGTTTCACGCTGCGTTAGACATTGAAGGCTTTGAGGACATTGATCCGATGACGGGGGAGCCTACGGGCATTAATCTGCCGTACATTGTTACGTTAGACCATTCATCAGGTCAGGTGTTAGCTATTCGTCGAAACTACGACGAGACTGATATTCTGAAGCGCAAGCGTCAGTACTTTGTGCACTACAAGTTTATGCCCGGCTTGGGGTTTTACGGCTTTGGTTTGATCCACATGATTGGTGGTTTGGGCCGTGCTGCCACGAGTTTGCTGCGCCAGTTAATTGACGCTGGTACTTTAGCCAACCTCCCCGCTGGATTTAAGGCCCGTGGAGTGCGTGTACGCAACTCTGACGAGCCACTGCAGCCCGGAGAGTGGAGAGACATTGACGCCCCTGGAGGCGCTATTAGAGACGCTATCGTGCCATTGCCGTACAAGGAGCCCTCTGCGGCCCTTGCGTCAATGCTAGGTGGTATTGTGAACGATGGTCGTAGGTTTGTTGCTTTGGCGGACCAACAGATATCGGAGATGGGAAAAGAGACTCCTGTCGGCACTACTGTTGCTATGTTGGAACGTGGCATGAAGGTTATGTCTGCGATTCACAAACGGATGCACTACGCGCAGAAAACTGAGTTTCGTTTGCTTGCGCGTATCTTCGCCGAAAACCTACCTCCTATGTATCCGTATGAGGTGGCAGGGGCTCCTGCCCAGGTTAAGTCTGAAGACTTTGATGATCGGGTGGACGTTCTCCCCGTCTCAGACCCGAACATCTTTTCGATGTCGCAGCGTGTTACACTGGCGCAAACTCAATTACAGTTGGCTCAGTCTAACCCGCAGATGCATAATCTGCATGCCGCGTATCGTCGGATGTATCAGGCATTAGAGGTGCAGAATATCGACGAAATCTTGCCGCCCGAGCCCCAGCCTCAACCGCAGGACCCTGCGTCAGAGAACGCGGCGATGATTGGTGGTAAGACCCCGCAGGCGTTCCCGCAGCAGGATCACGATGCGCACATTCAGGCTCACGTTTCGTTGCTCGAGTTGAACATTCTGCAGCAGACACCGCCTGTGTTGGCGGCATTGTTTAGCCACGTTCTGCAGCACGTTCACCTGAAAGCTCGGACTATGGTTCAGAAAGAGATTGAACAGATGCAGATGCAACAACAGCAGCAGATGCAGCAGGGCATGGCACAGATTCAGGCGCTTGCTCAAACGGGCGCTATTCGGCCTGAGATTGCCCAACAGCAGATGCAACAGATGCAGATGCAAGGCCAACAGCAGGGGCAGATGCCGCCCGATCAGATCGAGGCCCGTGTTGCGCAGCTTGAGACGGAGCTTCTGCAGCAGGTTATGCCGTTGCTGACAAACAAAGGTGCAGGCGGAGAAGAGCAAGATCCTTTGGTTACAATCCGTATGCAAGAGCTCGCCATCAAGCAGATGGAAGCGGAGCAGAACTCTCAGATGGATCAGGCTAAGTTACAGCTTGACCAGATGAAGTTACAGCAACAGGCCACGGCTGACTCTGCTAGACTGGAGCTTCAAGAGCAGATTGCGGATGAGCGTAGCGACGTGAACCGAGAACGGATTGACGTACAACGACAAGCTATGGAGCAGCGAAACGCTTCTAGGTCCGAGGGATAATGATGTAATGGCTCGTTTAATTGTCATATTGTTATTGTTATTGGGGGGCACCGCACCGGCTGCGGACACGGTGTATAGCGACAGCAAGGTCACTTCATCTGGTACAATGGATACCACGGTTCGCAGCCCCCCGCCTTCTGCAATATCTCCACAGATCAGCACGGGAACGGGCGATCTTTGCACCATTGGGGTATCTGGGGCCGTCCAAACTCAAATTCTTGGCATATCAGTTGGCAAGGTCTTTACTGAAGAGAACTGCCTTCGCTTAAAGAATGCTAAAACCATGTACGACATGGGCATGAAAGTGGCGGCTGTGTCTGTAATGTGCCAAGATGCAAACGTAAAACTTGCGATGAAAAATGCTGGAACTCCCTGCCCAATCAACGGATTGATAGGCGATGCTGCGACGATGGCTTGGGAGGAACAAGAACTTATCGAACCCGAAACATATGCGGATGATGGTGAGGGCGCTATAAAAGGTATGATAAAAAATGTGGATAAAGACACAAAGTTCGGTGTGGGCGCTGTTCTTGGCGCTCTTGGCCTCCTCCTCCTCCTCTGAGCCGTTTACGTACAGCGCTACGGGAAACGCGGCCCACGGGGCGTTGAACTGGTCTATGGGAAATATCTTACCTGATATACCGGGACTAGACATTAACGGGTTAATTTACCGATACCGAACAGTAAAAAATACTGAAGACGCCATGAAAGTCCACGTAAGCAATCTGAAGGCCCAAGGCGCTGGGTACATATTTAGAGAAACTGACGATTGGAGCGGCGTTCCCGGAAACAGGATTACAAAATCATTTGCCTTGGGAAACATTCCAAGCGGAAATTGGGGTAATGGGAGTATCTCTGTTGAGGGAAATGGCACTGTTGAGGATGCGGTTGTGGTTTACAGCTATAGAGTTGACGCATGTTACGATCCACAATTGAACCCCGGCTGCGTTGGTTACGTTAAACCTGCACCAGCCGTAGTTGAAGTCGAAGTTTATGACGCGCTTGAAGACGATGTTGTCCTTGTGACTTTAGACAGCAACACCAATTTTAAATACGATCAAGATGGCAACCGTATTGTTGACGACGAAGAGCAAGAGAAAGAAACAAGGCTGGAGATGGGGCTGACCGCTTCGGCTAATGCATTGACAATGCTTAGAGTTGAGGGGCAATCTGCTATTATAGACGCAATTAATCTAAACACCAGCTTGGCTACCTACTATAATTCCAGTATAAACGGTGGTACATACGCAGATGGGTACGCCCTAGCCGATGCGACTCTGCCAGACAGCGCACGGGGATTGAGAAATAATCTGGCGCAACAGCTACTGCACGAAGAAATGGTGCAGATGCAATATGGTGAATGAGGTTTGATATGAAGTATTCTGTT